CGCGAGGCTGATGGTCACCTCGCGAGCATGCTGACGGCACCGCGAGGCTGGTGGTCACCTCGCGAGCATGCTGACGGCACCGCGAGGCTGGTCACCTCGCGAGCATGCTGACGGCACCGCGAGGCTGTTGGTCACCTCACGAGCATGCTGACGGCACCGCGAGGCTGGTCACCTCACGAGCATGCTGACGGCACCGCGAGGCTGTTGGTCACCTCACGAGCATGTTGACGGCACCGCGAGGCTGCTGACGGCACCGCGAGGCTCTTGACCACCTCGGGAGCGCGACGAGAGCGCCATGAGCATGCTGGCGTCGAGAACGCGGTGACGGCCCCGCGAGGCTGTTGGCCGCCTCGGGAGCATGCTGCTCGGCAGTTGAGGAGCCGCGAGTGTCGTGGGCGCATTGGCCACCTCAGGAGCATGGTGACGGCACCGCGAGGCTGTTGGCCACCTCAGGAGCATGCTGCTCGGCAGTTGAGGAGCCGCGAGTGTCGTGGCCGCATCGCTTTCGTCGAATGCAGTCACGAGCGCGGTTCGTTCAGTGAATCGCGCTGCTGACTGTGGGGGAAAACGAACGGGAGCGCGTGTCACTTGGTGAGCACGTAGAGCAAGAGCGCTGCGATGACGATGAGCGCGACGTCGGCGTCGAACGCCTGGCGAATCGCAAACCACATCATGTCTGCACGCGACGAGTTTGGGACGAGCTGCCATGCCGCCTGCGCGCCTCCCATCGCGTGAGCGCGCGCGATGGCATCGGCCACGTCCATGACCTGCGCGCCCTTGCTCGTGCAGGCGCACGCGACGCCGGCCTCGCACCGCGATTTCTGGAGCGGGAGACGCGTCGGGCCCATCGTCGCGCCGTCAAACGCCTTGACCTCGCGCATGGCTTTCTGGAAGCTCTTGTGACGCACGTCCTTGACCTTGCCGACATCGCCCCGCAGGATTGGCGGCTCAGGCGCTGCGGCCAGGAACGATGCGACTCCAAATGCCTCTTCGAGGGTCGCGTAATCGCTCGTCATGTAGTGTCATCTGCGAAAATTATTTCCGGCATTCCCGTGTGAAGACGAGGACCATGAGCGCAACGACCACGGGCATCATCGCCATGCCCGCCGTGGACCAGGGCCACACGTTCTCGGCGATGGCCTTGGAGATCTTGGGGTTCTGGCCACGCTGCTCTGCCATCGAAGCCCAGTACGAAAAAGGCCACGCGACTGCGCACATGGCCGTCCAGATGAGGATCTCGACGCCGATCGTCTTGCCAAACGCCTCGACCCACGAGTCGGCACACGACGCGTGGAAGTGCCATGCGGCCCATGCGGCGACGACGATGGCGACGAGCGACGTCGTGACCTTGATTGCCGTCTGGGTTACCGACTCGACCGGGGGGCGGGTTGCCTTGCGATCCATTGAGCGGTTCATTGCGTAACATGGTCATCACATTTTTTTTCAAATAACGATCACGTTCTTAGGCGCGCGCTTCTTTTTGGGGGCCTTGTCGTCAAACTCGATGACTTTTGTCCCCTTGGAGCGGCCGCGCGGCGGGAGCTCAGGCTCCGACTCGCTCGTGTCCATGTCGGAAGGCACATCATCCAGATCGTCTGAGGGAATATCCGAGAGACGGTCCGATGCATCGTCCTCGCCCAGCTCCTCGATCGCCGGGATTGCGCGGAGCGGCCGCGCGCCTTCCTTGACCGGACGCGGCGGGCGCGAGAAGCGCGGCGCGAGGTCCGGCACCGGGACCTGCGGCAAGAGACTCCCCATCTGCCCCATCTGCCCCATCATACCGCTCGCGCCGCCCAGGAGCCCGCCGATATCGACGCCTGGCCCGCGCATCTCCCTGGACTTGGGCGCCTTGACCGCCCGCTTCTTGGCCGGCTTGGCGTACTTGCGCCGCTCCCGCTCGCGCGGCGACAACGAATCGTCCGACTCTTCGCTCTCAGAATCAGACTCAGAAGACGACGAGACGTACCGCCGCTTCTTCTTCTTGGCGTCGTCCTTCTTCTTCTTGCCGCCGCCCAGCATCTTGCGCGTCAAGTGGAAGGACAGCGCCGACCCGCCGATCATGGCGATGAGCGTGAGCTCGGGCGGCAGAGACATGCGCGACGCGTGGCGCTCGTGCAGACGCTGGAAGACGTTGTCAAACTTTCCGCTCGACGACTCGTCCATCATCGCCTCGCTCCATCCGTCGAGTTCCAAATCGAGATACTGCGGAAACCGGCGATTCACGAATTCGAGCCCCGAACAGATGGTCATGAGTAGCGAGCGCTGGAAGGCGATACTGGCGTTGACTTCCTGCTCGGTCTTGACGCGCGCGAGCTCCGTCCGCATGTCGCGGATGTCGGCGTTATAACCGAACGTGCGCGCGTGGACGCCGTTGCGAGTCGCGCGCTGCAGCTTGAACATGATATCGGCGCGCTCCTCGGTGATGGTCGCAAAGGGCGGGAGCGGCTCGATGACCGGAGCGCGCGCGCGCGGGGCTTCCTCCTCCTCATACTCCTCGCCGCCCTCCTCCTCATACTCTTCATACTCCTCGCCGTCCTCGACCTCATACTCCTCGCCCTCCTCGGGCGAGTTCTCCGGGTCGATCTTTGACGCATTCGCGAAATCGCTGAGTTCCTCGGGCTCTGGCGGCGGCGGGGGAGGCGCGCGCGGCGGGGGAGGTGCGCGCGCGGGGAACTTGTAGGCCTGCGTCGTGCGACGCGGCGGGACCTGGGCTTGGGCCTGGCGGCTCGGGGGCGGCTGGATGACGCCGCGGCCCATCCCTACCCCCATGGCCTGGCGCGAAGCTGGCGCCGGCATATCAAAAGCCACGCCGTCCATGTTGACGTCGTCCGTGGCCGCTTGGACGTGGACGATATCTCGCGGTTCAGTTCCATCGGGCCGAATGAGCGTCACGTTCTGAGCCATTTAGGAGAGGAGGAGATTTTGTGTTTGTCTTAGGAACGCACGCTTGTGCAAAGGCCGCGGGTCCTGCGTCGGATATGGCACGAAGCAGTTCCTTGTTCTTCAGGAGCGTGTCTTTAAATACGCTGCGTTTTGGAAAATCATCCGAGAAGAGCTCTTCGAAGTCGACGTAACAGATGTCGGTCTTTTCCAAATACATTCTGTGCAGATTGCGTTGCCTCATGAAGGCCAGATGTTTGCGGAAAGCGTCGCGGAGGTGCGGGATGAAGGACACTTCTGTGAGATAACACCAGTAAGGGTGGTGATTTTGAGTTCTTCCGCTCAGCTGGACATAGTTGCCGGGCACGAGACGCGCTCGCATCGTCTTAGCATCCATGAGCACGCCATACGACTCTTCCCAAAACTCCCGCGCGGCCGTCGCTTCCTTATCTCTGTCGGGTTTTTCATACTTGCCAGCAAAGTCACTCCAGGTGTCATCGCGCGCGTCTCTGCCGACGAGAAAGAACATCGTGTTGCCTATCCAGCAGACAGGGAGGACTCCCGCGGCATATATCATCCTGCGCGGGTCTTGTTTGAACCGCACATTTTTCGCTGGCGAGTTGAACGACATCTCACACGGCAAATCCAAGCTGGGCCGCCTTGCGGATGAGCGCGGCGTCGTTGGAGCGCCTCAAAGCCGACGCGACGCGCGCGCGCCCCCATGGCGTCGCGATAAATCCGGCCGGGAACCCAAACCGCGAGAACTCGGCGTGGTGCGCATCGTACTGTTTCGCGTAGCGCGCGTCTCGTTTGCACCTGGCATAGGCCGGGGCGCGTCGTGCATACCCCGGCTCGCATGGCTGGTACTGGAGCGGAAGACGTTTGAGAACGGCGGCGTAAAAGAGGATTGGCTGTGTCTTGCGCAGCCACTCGTACGCGATATCGTTCGAGGTCCCACCCGTGGTTCTGAATCCCGTGGCGTTTGCTGGATCGTACCGCGTATCGTACCTGTACTTCCGCCCGGCATCCCACGTCGTCGACGCGCGCTGCCTCGGTCGGTAGGTTGCGTTGCCGCGCATGTCGTCGTTGCTCTCGTTGTTGGACCCGTTTTTCCCCGTCCGCATCCTGCGTTGCGCCCTCTCGTACTGCGTCTGAAGATTCTGGAAGACGCGCACGAAGTTTGCATTGCCGCCGTGCTTGTTCGGGTGGAGATTGAGCGCGCCGCGGCGATACGCTTTCTTCAACTCATCTGGCGTCTGCGCGCGGTTCATGGCCCGAACGACGGCCTCTAACGTGGCGTTTGATCCTGAGCTCATGACACTGCGGTACATTTTAAACAGAATAGAAATATTCACGGGCATCGTCCAAAACATTGACGAATTCGACAGTGGCGTGGGGGCAGTTCCGCACGAGAGCGCCGCGCATCCCCGCCTTGGTCTTGTACACGTCGCTCGCGACATTGCCGTCCGAAAACGCGCTTCCCGTCTCGACGGTGATGCAGACGACGATGCGATTCACCAGAGCGCCGATGTGCCGGAGGTAGCGGACGATACACTTCTCGTTGACTTCGACGTCGAGATTGATACATACCGTCATTCCTGGCCTATGGTGCGGCATGACGACAATTGGGTTGGGAGGCACGATGATGAAGACGCTTCGGAAATCGGTGACGAGCGCCTGGAGACTTTCGTACGAGATATCGCCGTGCGCCGTCTCGCCCTGGCAGTGCGAGGCCAAGAGGTTCTTGAGGACTGGACGCGTCGCAAACGTCTCCGGACTCAACGTGCAAAACGTAAAGTCAACGTGTTGCGCCGTCCACGGAAGCAGCGGGACCAGCTCCCAATTGAGGTCGAGACGAATATCCCGGAGCCGCGAGCCGCGCATGTCCAACACGCCCGAATTTGCACTGCACTCGATGCCGAGATCGCCGGCATGCATCATCCGGAAGACACGCAGCGATGACGACGCGTCCCAAAATGCTTTATCCACTTCCCACGTCCCGACCAAATCTTCCATATATAGCTCCTCGAGGTTGGGCGATGCATCCATCGTCATTTTTCCGTCTATTTGCTTGACGCGTAGAATCCTGATTGACGGTGGCAACGGTGGGAAATGGACGTCGCCTTCGTCAAGCTGTGCGTAGACGATCTCCTTGATATTGCCGTTATTCCAATTATTGGCGACCCAAGCCGAGATATCACCCCCGGCAATCGATAACTCGATCTTCATTTTTTACGAAAAATTTTTTTTACGAAAAAAATGAAATGTGAGATTTTCCGCGCCGACGCGATTTTCCGCCAAACGATTCTTTTGGCGGGAAATTCAAATTCGATGATGGATCCACGTGGCCATCCCGATCGCCACGTCAATCCCCAATATTATGCTGGCCATATCTCCATGTCCGCGCAATGCATGGTACGCGACGAGTCCATACAGCGTCGCGTGGATGGGGCGCATCGAGTTCCACCAGATCGGCTGGCCAAACGTCTCCGGCCCAGTCTTCCTCAACCCGCCCAGGAAAATGGTCGCAAACCCAATAGATATTCCTAGTGCAGCGATCCCAATATACGGCAACATGCCAGGCCGGTTCTTCGCGAGCCACGCCAGTCCTACGCGCGTTCCAATGCAACCGACCCAAAACAAGAGCGCGCGTTTCTGAAGATCTGTGGTCATACATCTCCGCGAGATAACTTTCTTTACCGGAAACACTGCTTCGATCCGTTGGCGCCGTCCGTCCACCCGCAATTCGTATCTGTCCACCCCGAAGGGCATTTCCACGCGCCATTGGTGAGCACGCGCGTCGTGAATTGCGTGTTCAAGCCTGCCGGGGGGTTGCATTTGGTCGCGTTGGCAGTCACCTTGAGGCTGGAGATGGTATCGTGGAATCCATACACAGCAAGGTTGTGGTACGAACCGGCCGTGAATGTCGCCGTCTTCCCCTTGCCGTCGTTATCGGCCCACACCTGCACCTGTAAACCAAAGGGGACTTGGAGGCTCGAGTATGTGTCGTTTTCCTTATCGATACCCATACCGAGCTTGCCCTTGCTAAGACTGTTTTGTGTCGCGCCCAAAACGTAATCCTTGCGAGGTCCCTGGAAATACAAATCCTTGTAAAAGCTGACGACGTTTGCGGGGCGGGCGCCGCTGGACCATGTCGCGCCTGATTTCATGAACGAAAGACCCCCTGCGCCTCCGCCTGCGGTCAAGGCGGCGCCGACCAGGAGCCACGGGAAATCTTCCTTGTGCGTCGGCGTGCGCAAGACTGCCGCGAACGCCAAGACGATGACCAGAAGAAGCACGATGTTCATGTATGGAAGAGGACAGATTTTATTTCTTTATTTCAGCGCGATCCTCGCCAGTATGATAGAAACGTATTGAGCGAGACCTCGGTGCTCATTTTCTATAGAACGCGATTATTTTCCATCTTCTAGGATATGAACGGCAATACCAAGGCCGTGCGCGATACCTCCGAGACGTACTCGGATCTCTTGTACGCGAATCCAGTCGGCACGCGGCAAAATAACTGTTATGCGTATGCGATTAACTCGTACAAGGATTCGGGCGACGAAAAGCTTCAGCCGGGCGATTTGGCGGGCATGTCTGGCGGCGTCGATTTGAAGGATTGCAAAGATCTCGTGAAGCGCGCGTTGGCTGACGCCAAGGCGATGGGCTGGTCGTTGCGGTACCTCGGAAAGGATAAGAAAGAATGCTGCTCCAAGTCGTCACGCATCGTCGCTGTGCTCGCTCCAAACTCGGATTTCCATTGGTTTCGCCTCCATCGAGACCTCTTGTACCGCGTCAAGACCCCACGCACTCGACGCCAGATGGCCACCGAGTTTGGCGTCTCGATTGGGAATGTTCAAATCCCGGGTCCAGATACATCGCGCGCCGTGCCTGGCGACTTGGTTTTGATCCGGAATGCCTCTGTCTGGTCGCATAAACAAGGGCACTCGGGCGACGGCCCGCTGTTGAAAGACGCGTGCGGGAAGATTATCAAAGACCCAGCCGAAGCTTGTCGTAATTATGGCAACGGGCTCAATTACAAAGTTGTATGCGGCTCGTTCTGTCTGACGAAATAGCTTAAAGGACGACGCACCCGTCAATGTATATGACAGTCGAGGACGTCAGGGCAAAGGTCGCCGCGCGCTTTGCCGAGACTTTGGGCAATGAAAGCCTCGGCAAAAAGCTCGAGATCGTACTCTGGAATTATGTATTAAAATCTTGCCAGGCTGACCAGTATCCCTTGGAGTGGAGCGGGGCATTGACGAAGAGCGTGCGTGAGCGATACACGACCCGCGCCATCGGTCTGGATATTTACAATTTGCGAACGAACGAGACTTTGCGGGCCAAAATCATTTCCGGCGAGTTGCCGCTCAAAAAATTCATCTCGATGAACGCGTTTGAGATGAATCCGGAGCTTTGGGACCCTATCTTTGAACGAAAAGCTGCCAAGGCATTGCGGCAACAGGCACGCGTCGATCCGGATACGATGCCCGATGGACTCCTGGAATGCCGCCGCTGTCGGTCCAAGAAGACGACGTACTTCCAAATGCAGACGCGCAGTGCCGATGAGCCGTCAACAATTTTTGCCCATTGTCTCAGATGCGATAACCGATGGAAACAGTAATTCACCGGACGCGCGACGAGATGTATGGCGGGTGCGGCCGGCCGTTCCGCAACCCGGCCCTGAACCTGTCGAGCTGGTGGAGGTGCTGGACGACGAGGTTGAGCGTGCGATCGCTGAGCGGCGGGAGCGATGGGATACGGTCCACTTCAGATACCGTCCGTCGCGCGATGGAGCGCGAGTAGTTGGACGCGTAATGCGGGTGGTGCTCGACGAGGACCTTGAGGATCCACGACAATGCCATCTTGGGCATGAACGTCTGGAACATCCGATTCGGCGGCGTCCGCAAGAAGATCGAGACGTATTCCGGGACTGGAGGTACTGGCGGTGGCGGCGGCGGACTTGGATTTCTGCGGCGACGCGCCATGCTAGTTTGAGCTTGGCCCCATGCCGCGGTCACGGCCTCGAACGCCGCTGCCGATCCGCCCTTGTTGGGATGCGCCCGGAGCAACATGCGCTTATACTTTTGCCTAATTGCATTCGCCGAATTGCTGGACGATGCGCCGAGTACGCTCCTCCACGACATACCAGACCTCGATATTTTTTTTACACGAACGACAAGCCCCGCGCAACGAGTTTCGGCGCGCCGAGATTCAAGATGTCGCGCAAGAGCGTGTTATGTGCGCATACGACATCCCCGACCTCGACGTCATAATACCACGCAGACGTATCCAAAACGGACGCCTCGATTGGCACGTAAATTGTCGTTCGGAAGAGACGACTTCCGTCGGAATCGGCTGTTCCCAGCGGCACGACGATTGCTGCGAATGACGGCATGCTGATAAGCAGCTTAAAGGGTCCTTAAGCACGTTGCGGCATTGGCAATATGACGACGCAATTGGCGCTGCAGCGTTTCGATGTCGGGAAAACGGACGAGAAACGCGTGATTGTGATTATCGGTAAACGCAACAGCGGCAAATCGCAAATGACTGCCGATTGGTTATTCCATAAACGAAAGATGAGCGCTGGCGTTTTGATGAGCTCGACCGAGGAAGCGACGGGTTTCTTCAAGAGCGTCATAGGTATTCCAGATACGTATGTCTATGGAGAATGGGACGGCAATGTCATCGACACAATTATCGCCAAGCAACGCAAACATGCCAAGGCAGGGACGTTACGCAACTGTTTCATTGTTTTAGATGATTTGGCATTTGATAAGAAAATTTTTTCTTCGAAGCAAATGCGCGAATTGCTGTTTAATGGACGTCATTACGGCATCATGCTGATTATCACCGCGCAATTTCTGGGCGACCTCCCGACGTTTTTCAGGAGTAATGTCGATTATGTTGTGACGTACAGGACGCCCGGTATCCAGGACCGCGAACGATTGTACCGCAACTTCTTCGGCGTCATTCCAAGCTTCCATATGTTCCAATCCATCATGGACGCGACAACCGAGAATTATTCAGGTCCGACTTCAGATCGGCTCGATTCTGCCATATCTTATCCTAACGCATTCTCTCCTCCCTTGACCCTTCAGCTCTGATTTTAGATAATACAGTTCAATCCAACGCGCTCGGCGATTGTATCTTCTGGTACAAGGCCCCTCTCCGAACGCCGACGTCCGGCAACTTCAAAATTGGGTGCTCCGCCTACCACGCCTTTGCGCGTCGCCGCGGCAAGAAGGACGACGTCTTACCTGACGAAACGACGGCGACGGGCCCTCGTCCGCCGGCAACGGCAAGCAAACCGCGCGTTATCGTCAAGAAACTCAATTAGAAAAGCCGACGAGATAACGCCGCGGCGCCTTGCCCCATCGGCCCCTGCGACGAGGTGCGCGCCTGTGCTGCAACGCCCTGCGCGAGCGGCCCGCCCCGCCGCATTTGCGCCACCTTGTAATTCTCATATTCCCGGTCCATGAGACGCCACAAATCGCGCGCGACGTCTGGCGGCGGGATGGATCCGCGATTCTCCGGGTGGCTGCGGCCGTCGACAAAAGGAACGAGCGTCCGGGAAGGGTACGTCGCGCCGATCGTTTGGCGGAGATGGAGGCGAATATCGGGATGATCGAGCGACGCCTGGCGAGTCGGCGACGGTCGCGCCGGGCCGAAACGCGTGCCGCCACGCAACAGAGACCGGAGACGCGAGTTGTGGGATCGACGCATTGGCGCAGGCGGCGCTGGCGGCTGGTGCATACCCGCGAGCCGCATGATCCGCTCGATTTGCGCGTTTGTCATCGGCTGGCGCGTGTGCGGCACGAGGCGGGACCACGCGCCGCCCTGCTCGATCATGCGCGCGAGGCCGTGCGCATTGTACATCTCGGCGCCGAGCCGCATGCCACGCGATTTCGGGAAATGTTCCAATGTGATGGGATCGGGCCGGTTACTCATGGGTTCGTTGGGACGCATATGATACGACGACAGAAAAAATAATATACGTATCATATGACATGGCATACCTGGGAGCGTCGCTGAAGAGCGTCAAGGAGGCGTATGCAAAAAAACGCATCGCCGTGATCCTTCACACTGGCAAGAACAAAGGCGTGGGTATTACAGTCCGTGGGTTTGAAGTAGAGGATCTGACAATACCGCTTGCAGAAATAATGATCCAGCAGTGGTGGGCATCCGGCCCAAGGACGAAAGTCGTAGTTGGGTGGGTGCATTCCGATACTGCGAAAGACGAAGATGACGAAATGGGTCCGTCGTATGCTAAACTTGGACTCGTCGAAGTCGTGAGGCCCGCTGGGACAGTAGATGAAGTAGCCGACAAACTGAATGTCTACGTTCAAGGAGAGAAAGAACATCTTTCGATCGAAGAGATCATTCGAGATATTTTCGAGCAGCTCCTCTACACAGCAGTCAAGCGCGTCGATTCCAGGCTCCGGTACATCAAACCGGGATACGAAGTTCCGAATCACTGGTCCCCGACATTCACCACCGACTCCGGGTATCGAGCCGGGACGAGTATGTTTGTCGTGTGGCCCACGGTCTCGTCATATGGCCCCAAGGGCAAGAAAACCAACGGCGCAAAGCAGTGCCCGACAAAATGCACGACGGCGCAAGTGTGCAACCCGGCATCTGCGCGCTGCGTGAACCGGAACGGCGTTGTCGGCAAGCGCGTCCTGGCTGCGCGTCCTGGTGCGCCCGCGCCCGCGCCCGTGGCAAAGAAAACCAAGCCCATCCAGAACATAACGCGCGTCCCCAAAAGCGCGCGCAGCCGCAAGGCGCCCAAAGACAAGATCGCAAAAGATTACAAAAACCAAGTCCATGTCGGCATCGACGGCGAGCGGTGGGTCTCCTCGAAAATTTCCACGGGCGCATACCGCTGGAAGCCGTACAAGGCGTGAAACCGTCAGGACAATGCAACATCGTTTGCCGGTACCGCGCGCCACGATTACGCAAACTTCAATAGAAATCGCATTCGAGGAACCGCAGCGCTTCGGCGCACCCCGCCTCGGCCGCCTCGCCAACAGTCTCGTACTCAACCTTGGGGCCTCGCAAGATCCGCGCGTCGGCGTCGCGCTGGTACCGTCCCTCCAAAACACGCAATTTTGTGGCATAGACCTCCGGCGCGAGACGCGAGGCGTTGCCGGACGCCGCGCGCTGCCCGATCCAATCGTTTTCGGTGACAAACCCGAACCGAATAAGATTCAGCGTCGTGCCCGAATAGTTGATGGCGAGGAGCCACGTATCGCGCGTCTTCGCACCTGTTGTTGACGCAAACCCAGGCGCCGCGCACCGGTTGCCAAAAACGTGTCGCCCTCCAATTTGTCCAGACATTTTGAGCTCAAAATTCTGGGTTGGATCACCCACAAAGACGAAATCCGGGTCGTGGCGCGTCCTCGGCATATCCGGCGCGCGCCACCGCGCATCAATATCGTGCAGATCGCGCATCAGCAACTCTTGGAAGAATTTACCGATAATTTGGGCATCGACATGCATGCTGGCCAGCGGGATGGGTCCGACGCGCGTCGTCCATAATGTCACCCATGACTTCTCGACGGCCCGGACGAGAACGTGTGGCAGAAGCGCGTGGCGCATGCACGTCTCGCCGCGCCATGGCCTTAAGTCGTTTAAAGAAGGAAAATTAAAGAAGGAAAATGCAAATCCGAGAATCTGTCCGCGTCGACGACGGGGCGAAAGCCTTTGATATACTTACGTCGCGAAAGGGTGCAGAATCCTTTCGCGACATTGGGATGTACACAGAGTATTCGGCGACACGACACAGGATCCGCGTCGCGTACCCTACGATGTTCGGCACGACGCGACTCGTGTTGAATCGCCAAGGGCCGGACCGTCTTGCTTTCAGCGGCACGGGTCCATGCGGCGTCTCATTCGAAGGATCCTGGACGCGACGCGGAAACGACGTGACGCTGGACCAGACCGTCTCGGGCGTTCCGTCGTTGGCACACGGTCTCGTGGAGTCTAGAATTCGCCGCGCGATGGACGACTTGGTCGCGGCCTCCAAATAATCACTTTTTGTTTTTGTTTGCTGCGATATTGTAATTCGGGACTTTGTTGAACGTGGCCAGTTGTTTCTCGTACTTTGCAAGCGCGTCAGCGAACGTTGGCGTCGGCCAGAACGTCTCGCTCTTCCTGGCTTTGATTGCTGCAATCGCGTTTTTGGAACTCAAGGTATATTTAAACATCAAATAGGCCGCAACCGTTGCCGCACTGCGTTGCATTCCTGCGCGGCAATGAACGAGGACGCCCTTGCCGCGCTGCAGTACCGAATCGATCGCGCGCACGACGACGGGAAAATGCGATAAGATCGTGTCGGATTCGGCTTGATTCGTGGCATCATCGATGGGGATGCGGTAGTATTCGACGCCAGGGAGATTAAGCATTGGGATGGTTTTGCTGCAATTCACCACCAATGCAATATCGTGTTTCTCGACAAACGATGCGTTCTTGGAGTCGCCCTCGCTCCCGATCCAGAGGCCAGGGCGAATCTCGCGGGCGGGAAAGTAGCCCATCGGTCGATGCTCTATGGACAGAAATTAATCCACTTTAATGGACATACGGCTCGTTGACCACGATGCGCATCGTGATGCTCGTCTGGACGCTGACGTTTGCCGCGACGTTGGCAGCCGTATCCGTCCCAAAATTCACAATTGTACCGCGTGACGTCTTGAATGTCGGCGTCAGCTTATCGATGCGGACGCCCGGCGCGTACGAGACCTTGCGTTGCGGCGCGGAAGGCGATGCCGATTCGCCGGCGCTCTGGACGTACCCACCAAAGACGCCCGTCGGAACGAGCTTGGCGAACGCCCCTGCCGACGTGAGATTCGTCCCCTCATACGTCCCTTTGAGTTCGTCAAAGCAGAGGTAGAGGCATGGCTCGGCCAGGACGTTGGCGGTGGTGGGGTAGCTGCACCCCAGGAGCTCGACTGATGCCACGTTGCGGAAAGACCGCCAGACGTTGGCGCCTGCATACCCCGGCGCTGTGATCACGCTTGGCGGCTGTCCTATGGCATTCTCGATGGTCGTTGGCGACGATACCGCGCCAAACTTGACCTCGAATTGGCTGCTGGACGGCCACGCGGTCCGATCACGGTCGATGCTGTCAATGGTGACGTAATACTCCTTTTGTCCGTGACCCTTGGCGGTTGGGTTCAGGTACTCGGCCATATTTCTTAAAAAGATATTAAAACGCTTGCTGGGAGCGCATGATTGCCGAGCAGAGGCACGCGCCAACAAGGAGCCCGCTTGGGATCCAGGCGACGCGCATGCACCACGTCTTCATCGTCCCTTTCGGCGCAATGCGGCACGTGTACGATGACGTAAAGTCGTAGACGCCATAGATCGAGAAGAGGAGGCCGGCAAGCAGAACGATGAACTGGAACATTCTATACCCGGTGAAAATAATTACATGTTGGCCACGAGATCTGTGGTTGATGGCATCGGCACGGGGGAAACAACGGGTGGCATCTTCCTGGAGTTGACGATGACGAGCGTGGTGAGGCACGTCCCTATCGCGAGGATTCCGGCCGTGATACCAAAAGATTTCTTCGTGCATGCTTTGGGATCGGCGGCCTTGGCGCACGTGTACTCGCCATGCGCGCTCCAGATGCCCCAGGCCGCGAGCGCTGCGATGACGACAAAAAGCATCGTGCGTAGGGTGCTGGCAGTGCAGGCGTCCATTAGTTAAGGCCCGACATTTTTTTTCGTTTGGTACAACATGCCGGGCGGTCTCTTGCAGCTCTCCGCATTCGGCAGTGCGAGTACCTTTTTGCACGCTGACCCGCAAGTGACATTCTTTCGGCAGGTATGGCGCCGAAGCACACCGTTCGCACTGGAATCGATCGAGATGGGCTGGAACGGCTCAGCGCCAAATTTCGGTACAAAGGTCACAGCAGCCATCTCCAAGGGCGCCGATATGGCACACCGCGCGTGGCTCGAGATCACCTTGCCTGATTTGGCAGATTATTGCACCACCTACATCACTGCCACGAGCTCCCAGCCGCTGATCAAACGGGCCTATATCGACGGAGATTATGTGAAGATTCGCGTCGCGCCTCCGGCCGGGACGCCGCCTTCCGGATCCTGGGTGGGGGGGTGGTACAAGATCCAAGCGAATGGCGTCTATCTAGGCACCGATAGCGTCAACGACACGCTCTTCCAGATCACAGCTGGCGATACGAACTATTCCATCGCCAAGGCCGACCTTCCCGCCGCCTTTACATCGACGCCCGTCACGTTGACTGCCATTGCCGTTGACGCGTCATTCGCCAATCCGTCAACGGAATCAATGGCTCGGCCCGTCCTCAATCTCCGCTGGACCAACAGTATTGGGCACGCTTTGGTCGAGAGCTGCGATTGGGAGGTAGGGGGGGCCAGGATCGACAAGATCCCCAACAGCGATTTCTTTGACGTATGGTCTGAATTGAGCGAAAAACAAGAGAAACTGGCTGGATTCAACAGCATGGTTGGCAAGTACCCGGACTACGATATCTGGGACGAGACCAAAAGCAATCGCGCTGCCAAGACATACTTTGTTCCGTTGCCATTCACATTTTGTCAGACGCCCGGCCAGGCTATTCCCATTATCGCCTTGACGTTCAACGAGGTTCGTCTCAGCGTCACGTTTCGGGAAGCTCTCGATCTCGTTCGGTGCAACGTCCCCATCTCGGCCTTGGTGGGACCGACCGGCGCGCCCATCGCCATCACGACATGCCAGCTGTTCATTGATATGGTCTTCTTGGACACCGAGGAGCGGCGGCGCATGTCGGCGATGGAACATGAGCAGCTTGTGGTCCAATGCCAATACCTCGGCGATTATACCGTAGCTCCAGGCGACCCCGGTCTCGTCCGGAAGATCCCTCTGGACGGCCTCTCGCATCCCGTCAAGGAACTCATTTGGGTTTTTCAGGAGTATTCGCGGTACCAGCGCAACGCCGTGACTGGAAACGACCATTTCAATTACCAGCTCCAAAATGATGCCGATGAAGATGCCTTTCTCAATGTGCGCCTCACGCTCAATGGCACAGAACGCGCGCCGCCCCGATCAGGCCAATATTACCGCCAGGTTCAACCCTATTCTCATCACACGCGCGTCCCGACAAAACATGTTTTATGCTATAATTTTGGCCTCGAGCCTGAAAGTGCCAACCCTACCGGCAGTTGCAACTTTTCGAGGCTGGAGCAGGCGTCGCTGAACGTCACGCTCTCGCCAAATATCGACGCGAATGGCGGAAAGATCAAGGTCTTTGCATTATCGTACAATATTTTGCGGTATGCACAGGGTCTGGCGGGTCTGGCCTTCAGCTCTGGCTAATAAATAATCTGCATCCAACATCAATGAATCATTTCGGCCCCAAGGCGCACCGAGCCGTCCTCGAGACGTTTCTGGGTCTTGGATTTACGTTGATTGTCGTCGTGGCGTTCACGCGCGCAGGCAACAAGCGCCGCATCATGGATATCGCGATGCGGTGCTTGTGGTTTGGGGCGTCCTACTCGGTGATCCGGATGCACGCTGACGACCCATCTGCCGCGGCCCCCCTCTTCACTTTTTGATTTCGTATGAAAACGCCCTGAACTTTGCCTTGGCGCCTTGCGGCGCAGCGGCATCGCGCGTGCTGCCTCCGAAAAAAGTAGCAAACGCGATACCTTCGATCTTTGTCTGGAGAGATGCCCGCCAAACGAACGGCAAAGAGCTCGTATGGCCATTGATGCTCATTTCCAGCACGCCGTCCTTTTTATCTTTCGAGTTCATTTTGACGCGGACGTTGATATCGTTCCAGGCGCCGCGCGTGAACGTTCCTGCCGATCCATCGCGCCACACGTGCGTTCCTTTCGACGTGTGCTGCACGACTTTTTTGAACGTTGCGCCCTCGACTTTATCCAATGCATCGCGATCATCTTTTCCTCCACACACCTCCAGCGGGACGTAGATGTATGCGACGGCAGCGCCACCTTCCTTGAACACCGGACGCACCGAGCCGCAGTCTTTGGACCAGTTTCCACCCGATGCGCCAATACCTCCAATGTACAATCCGGGCAATTTGCCGCCTTGCCGCCACTCGAAATCCGGAGGAAAGAAGACCTGGTACCGCAAGATCGCCTCGGATGCCGGGAAGTCATCGGGCTGCGCGTGGAACGTGACGCCGGACGCCGATCCGACGTCGCCGGCCTTGTACGTGACTTCGAGGAGATTATCGCGTACGTCGATCTTGCCTCCACCGCCGATCTTTCCGACCATGCGCCACGGCGCTTTTTCGGACGGTACAGATTTCAAGCTCAGCATATACATTATGTCGACAAAATAATTTCTGCTTCCATACCAGGTGCGAATGAGCATGAAATTTCGCGAAATCGCTCGAGAAGTCGTCCAAAAGGCGAAACCTGAATCGACGCTCGCATGGGTTCTCGTCGCGGTCGTTTTGATGCTCGTTCTGGCCGGCGGAGGTGTCGGTATCTGGCTCATTGTCCGCCAGTCCAAGCGGACACAGACGAAGAAGAAGATCGCGAAAGCTGCCGTCGCTCCGTCTCCACCAATGGCAAGTGCGGCAATCAAGGCCACGTGCGATCCAGACGATCCAAAAAAGTGGGAGTACGCGCGCCGTCTCCAAGCGTCAAACGGCGAATGGCTATGCCCCGCAGGGTGGATCGACACGGGGTGCAATTGGGTCGATGGCGCCGAGACTGGCGAGAAGCAGTGCAAGGCTCCTCGCCGCACTCCTCTGAAAGCGCCCGTCGCGCCCGCGCCCCCGCCGCCCGTCGCCGCGCCCGCACAGGTACCTTCGAGCCAACAGCAGTTTCAGCAGCTCCAGCAGCAGCTCCAGCAGCAGCTTCAGCAATTCCAATTCCAACAACAACTGCAGCAGCTTCAGCAATCGCAGCAATCGCAGCAATCCCGCGTCGTCGTCATCTCGGCCGGCGGCGCACAGGACACCGCGGTCGTCTCTCCGCCCACCGGTCCGCCCGCCTCGACGCCTCTTCCCACACAGGCACCGCAGGCGCAGTCGCCATACGTGTGGCGCGGCAAACCCCCGAACGTTGCCAAACCTCCTCCGACAAAACCCCCGAGCAAACCCCCGACAAAACCTCCGACAAAACCCCCGAGCGTTGTCAAACCTCCTCCAAAACCCCCGATCCCGGCAAGCGGCGAGACGGGGACTGCGACGGGAACGTCATACAATATCTTCACTGGCGATAATACGGCCCCTGGCGCCCTTGTGGAGTGGAAGATCAATTCGTCGTTTCCCCGCAATATCGTTGCCGTCCATCAACGGGATTGGGCCAATTACAAGTACAAGACAGTGAAGATCACGTATGACGGCAAATCAGCAGACTTTGTCGTCGCGGATTATTGCGCCGATAAGGACTGCACTCCAAAAGGGTGCTGCACGAAAAACGCGGCCAAATTCGGCAAACCGAAACCCTTTCTCCTCGATATGGAAGCGCGTGCGGTGACAAAGACGTGGGGCACAAAAGATCCCGAGAATAATTTTTTTTTCCCTGTGACGTACGCGTTCGGGCCACAAGAACCGGACGTGAAGAACGCCTGGAAGAAGCTCGGCGCGAAATGGGTCGGCGGTTAGTGGTACACGAATCAGAATCCCGCGGGAAGGGCGGGCGTCTCGGTCCTCAGAAGCGCGCCGTCGTAATACATGTACGTTATGGTCATCAGTGCGTCGGGAGTTCCGTTCTTAATCACGGAATTGATCAGTGTCCGTAATGCCTCGCACCGCTTTTCAGGCGATACTTTAATGACCTTGCCGTCGATCGTACATTTGTCGGGATTGTACCGGATGAAGTAGACGGGCATCTGCTCGGCCTGGACGATACTCAGCATCCGGACCGTCTCGCATTGTGGCGAATACGTCCCGACGACCGTAGACGCGACGACTCTATCGACGACGCGCGAGATGTACCGCGGCCGGTGCTGGTGCTCGTCGATCTCGATAATCAGGACAAAAGATCCGAAACCGATATAGATGTCGGGCCTGTAGCCGCCACACGTCGCTCCGATCGATTTATTGAGTTTCGTACGGTCATCGTTGGGAATGGTGCCGTGAAGCAAAAGCATCTCGATAATGCGCTTCTCGATGCGGATCAGTTTACGTGATGCGCCCATACCGAGATATTGACGACACGGCGCACACAATTTATCCTTTTGCTTCGTGACCGTCGTTTTGCATTCCGTGCACCGCTGATGCACGACGTCGGCCATGCGCGGCAATTGGTGTTCGTTGCAATGCGTGCCTTTGCCTCGTACGAAGCCGAAACTTGGGTGCACGAGGCATCCGTCGTGTACGCACCGTTGACTCACGACGTTAACCATTTCCAGGAGCTTGTGTTCGCGGCAATGTGTCGGTCGATTCCACTCGACGCCATAGTGTGCGCGTTCGTCACACACATCGCGTTGGCACCGTTTGCCGACGGCATCGATCATGTCGCCGGATTTGTGTTTGCGGCAATGAGTCTGTTTGCCACCCTTGACGCCGTAGACCGCAAATTCGTCGCACTCGTCGTCTTCGCACCGTTTACTCACGACATCGATCATTTCGTCGGACTTGTGTTTGCGGCAATGCGTCGGTTTACCACCCTTGACGCCGTAGACTGCGCGTTCCTCGCACTCGTCGTCCTCGCACCGTTTGCTGGCGACATTGACGAATCCGTGCGATTTGCCATGTTTCGAGCAATGCGTCGGTTTCCCACCTTGACGGCCATATTTCGCCTGTTTCTTCTCCGGACGACAATCCTTGCAAAAATACGTCATATCATTTCCAATGACCGGCATGCGTGTGCTTTAAATCGCGTCACATCATCCGGACATTATCGCCAAAGAGGCTCAAAAACATGTACGACGGTTGATTCTGTGGATCTTTAAACCACGAGTCGAGATCGCGAGGTATGTACTTGAAGACGACGCGCGATGTCCGTTCGGCCGTGACTTCGTTGAGCGCGATGAGGAGGGCGCCCAGGAGGAACGTGATCGCAATACCGTTCATTGGTATACGCAAAGATTTAAAAGATTGGAGGTTTCTCCAGGGCCGAGAAGGAACCGTAGAAGAGATCGATGCGAATTGTCATGCGCCGCGCGAATTTCCCGGCATCGACGACCTCGTCGAATACGCGCCGATCTCCGGTGATTTTTGGGCATGTTTCATCTGTCGAGACGTCCATGGTCGGGTTCCAGTGTGGCGCGCGCCACGAGTACCAGACCTCGGCATGCCGCGTCGCCGTCTGCGCAAACATCCGAACGTCGAGGTGCCGGGCCATCTTTGACGCGCGATCGATGCCGTGGGCCCATACGACGGCAACGGCTTTGTTTTCCATAGAAAACTTGAGAAATTTCGATATGACGATGCGGCGGCGGGGGGGCAGGCCGTCGAGATAGAGCATCGTCGACGTGATGCGCGAATCGTGGTAACTTAGGATGGATCCGTGGAGCGTCGAGCAGCTGAGCGGCGCGACGTCATAACATTGCATTGCGCCGGACATGGCCTTGAGGAATGCCCACATTGGCGTGTTGGCTTCCTGGTACCGTTCTGCCAAGAAGGCCATGATCGTTTCGGTCTCGTGTGGGTGAATGTACGTTCCTGCCGAGTCGCAGCATCCGCATACGGTCATTGCCTGTTCGAGCGTTGCCGTCGGGACGAGCTCCAAAATATGTTTGACGAGGGGCGAGACGGGGTACATCCTTGCGAGCGACCTCGCGAAGTATACTCCCATTTCTAGATCTGGACACGCAGCCGCGATGGTGAGCAGGACATCATCAAATAACGGCGCGATTGTTATAACGTGTCGCACGACGCCTTCGCGCCCGAGCGTGACGGACCGCATGAGGTTTGAGAGGTGTGGCCGCACGGCTTCGATCTTAGCGTTCGATCCTGGCCCGACGAGGTCCCAGATACGCGGCGCGGTATCAATCGAGCACCCCAGGACATCAAACCCAGCAGAAACTTCCTCGATATCCTCCAGCGTGCACTCGTCGAGCGATACCAAGTCGTGTACGACGTCGAGGGCGCGCTGCAGCGTCTTGGACGGGATCGATGGGAAGGGGATTTCCTTGCCGACAGTGGTATCTTCAGTCACCCAGTGGAGAATAGCACACCGCGTGGATACATGGAAACGGCTGCATGGGATCCGCACGCCGTCGTCACACGCGATGAAAATGTCGGCGCATTCGTTCAAAAGCCGCCGCTTATCCATCTCTTGCCGCGTCTAGTATCAAGAACTATAATCTTTTCTGTACGTATGACGCACCGCGCCGATGCTGCCCATGAAGTCTTGCCTCCCCCTGAAGGTCCTCCGCCGGGGTATGAAGCGCCTATTGCGACGGCCGTCCTTCCTTTAACCAAACAGGCTGTGGAGACGGATATACTTGGTTTCCGTGTCCTGAGCTGGCCTGGATCGTTTCTCACGGCATTCACGCACAAAACCGCTGCCGGGCTCCCTGGCGCCGGGGACGCGTGCTTTGAGAAACTCGAGTTTCTAGGCGATTCGGTGCTCGGCTTTATCGTCGCGCGGTACCTGTACGAGACGTACCCAACGGCAAACGAAGGCTTTCTCACGCAGATGCGTACGAAATTGGTCAGCGGCAAAGCCCTTGCCGGCATCGCGCACCGCATGGGCTTGTCACGATACGTGATTATGAGTTCCAAAGCTTTGCGGTCAGGATTCAATACCTCGCCACGGATTCTCGAAGATGTCTTGGAATCTCTCATTGGCGCCGTGTTTCTCGATTCCGGCATGGTCGCAGCGCGATCCTTCGTCCTGGCCATCATTCACAAACACATCGACCACGCGTCTCTCAAAAAGAATTATAACTTCAAGGATTCTCTGATGCAATTTTGCCAGGCCACTCGCGGGCAGGCGCTCCCGGTCTACGACAGCCGTCCGCGTCCCGTCGAGTCTGGCGGAGGATTCGACGTCGTTGCTGCGGCATGCGGCGCGCGGGGCCAAGGGTCGGGAAAAACGAAACGCGAGGCTGAGCAAGCGGCAGCGCGCGCCGTATTAGTGAATCTCGGCGCGCCCGTCGATTCGTGATGTAAAAATTATCTTTTCTAAGAACCATGAGCGATTGTCTCGCGTGGATCGGGAGCTCGTGTGCGCTTCGTGCGCAAGGGGGTGCCCCGCCACCTCCGGCCAGTTGGCTTCCATCCGGCGTTCCGTCTGCGCCAATCCTACCTTCGCGTGGAATGAGTTTTAACACGCCAGCGCCTTACGTCTACCGAGGCCGCTTGTCTTCTGGCAGGCCGCCCCCGCCACCCCCGCCGCCCTCGCGTGGAACGAGTTGGTCCGAGTACAACGCGAAGTACGCTCCTCTTCGCGCTCAAGAGTCGCAGCAGCTTGCCGCGATGGGGATTCCTTCTGCGCCGCCATACATCTATCGCGGCCCCTCATCGGGCAGACCGAGCATCTCCAAGCCACCGAAAGGAAACTCCGGCAGAGAAGAAGAGAGAACTTCGGCAGAGAAGAAGAAGAAAACGAAGAACGCGAAGCAAACTCCTTACGTCTACAGGGGCCCCTCATCTGGCAGACCGAGCATCTCGCAAGGATCCAAGTCAGACAAGCGGGATGCAGAGAAGAAAACGAAGAAGCAAACTCCGGCAGAGAAGAAGCGGGGTGCAGAGAAGAAAACGAGCATCTCGCAAGGATCCAAGCCAGAGAAGAAGCGGGATGCAGAGAAGAAGAAAACGAAGAAACAAACTCCAGCAGAGTTGGATGGTGTAGAAGAGGACGGTGCTTTAGATTCGGGAGATTACGATGAAGACGAGGGCGAATCGGAAGCGGAAGACGAGGGCGAATGGGAAGCGGAAGACGAGGGCGAATGGGAAGGGGAAGACGAAGACGAAACTGATTATTCTGACGAATCTGAATCTGACGAATCTGAATCTGACGAATCTGAATCTGACGAATCTGACGTGACGCCGGGGGTGTCTTGAAGGTCGCGCGTCTACCGTTGAATCAAACGTACTTACTCAAGCACTATTTTCACACGATGGAACACGCGTGATCACGATCTCGTCTCTCCGAAAATGACTCGGGGCGGAGGCGCATGGCCGTGCTTTCTCGCGAGGTACCGCGCGCGCTCGTATTCGCGTCGATAGTCCGGATGCAGATGTTTCAGCGCCAGGTGCCTCGCGCGTCCGTCGAGTATTTCATTCTTCGCCCTATTATCTTCCCAGTACATATACGGTTCCCCTTTTTTGTATCCATATGAGTATGGGTTCGTATATGTACCGCGCACATGCTCAAGTGCGTTATTGTAATAATCGTAGTGGCCGCGGTTATCGTGGTTGAAATGAGGGTCGTCGTGTGCCGTGAGTTGTGCGCGCGTCACGTGTTCTCCAAGTCTCATGCCCTTCTTTGTAACGCGGTCTACCTTATTTACGATGGTCTTGTGGTAGAGCGTGTTCCACCGATGCTGCGCGCGTTGCCTCTCTCGCTGGCGGCGTTCAAGTTCGAGCGCCGCGTGCGTTTCCCTCGACGCGGTCGATAAACGCGCCACGTTCCTGTTGTCCAATTGTTTGGCAACAAGTCGTGCAATATGCGGATTGCGCAACGAGGCGTCCCCCATAAACCCTGCAATATATTTTTTTACGATTCGAGCAGCTTTTTGATTTTGCTGTGCGTGCTCAGCGTGTACTTGGACTTCCAGTCATTCAACGAAAAGTTACTCATCTTCATCGCTCTCATCTTCATCGCTCTCGTCGTCATCGCTCTCGGTATCCTCCTCATCGCTTTCGGTGTCCTCATCATCCGGCTCTTCGTACACGACCTTTTTTTTCCTCTTGAGCGGCGCTTTCTTCTTCATCGGGGCCTTTTTCGGCGCTTTCTTCTTCACCGGGGCCAACTGCGCCTGCATCGCTTGCCCAAAATCGGGATTGAACACCGCGCCAAACATGCGCTGCTGCTGCAAGAGCTGGAGCTGGCGGTTGTACTGAATCTGTGATGCCAACTGTTCCGCAGTGAGCGGCGTGCCCGGAACAATGGTGCTTGGCAGCGCGGGGAGCGTTGCAGTGACGGCGGCGGCAGGCGGCAGAGGCACCAGGCCATACTGCGGCGCGACGACCGCGTAATTCTGCGCAATCTCGGCGTCCGTCAATGCGCGATTGTAAATGCGGACCGCGTACACATCGCCAGACCACGGCGTGGCACCGCCATAGCCTGCAAAGAGCGTGGTCGGGCCTCCCCACGCGTACGATGCTGGCGTCGCGGCCGCACCGGAATCCACCACGCTCGCCCCGTTTTCGAAGATTTGGCGTTGCGGCGCGGCGGACGACCGCGTCCTGAAGATGTAGTGTTTGATTGTGGCAGTCGGGTCCGAGGCGACGTAACCGAGACGCTGCCCCCGGACGTCGTAATAGATGCGTCCGTCGCTCCACGGCCCGCTCCCCTGCGTCATCTTATTGACCCTCGTCGAATCGAGGAGTTGGAAGAGGACCGTGTCCTTGACGACAGCAGGTTTGCAAATGATCTCAATAGTATGGTCTGTCGCGATCCCAAAGACGTTGCTCGCTGGCCCAGTCGCATATGTCGGTGTGCTTTGCGTGAGCGTGAGCTTGGGGGATTGGTGAATGTAGCCCGTTCCGACGAGGCTAAAGTTATTCCCTTGGCCGCTGAGATCGTAAATCGTTGCGCCCGTGCCGGGGTAGGAGGCTGGACGACTGAAATCGAGCCATGCCTTGAGATCGGTCGTCACGATCGCGGGCGTCGCGGGAACTTCGTACCGTTCCTTTAGATTCTTCTTGCGGAAAGACGCTGCGCCAACCATGGCCGACTTGGCAACGGGAAGCCACGACATGTATTCGACATACAAAATAATTTACAGGGCCGACCACGTCCGCAACGGATCGATGTTTTCTTTGCGCACCTCCTCAACAGCTTGTATGGTTTTGGCGTCGTCAAAGCGCGCGGCGACTTTGTCCAGGACTTGGTCGCCCCAATCGACGAGCGCGCGACGGATCATCTCGTGGTACCGCGCGACGCAATCCTCGGGAGAGATTGGGACGATGGCCTTGCTCTTCCCCTTGCCTTTTGTGTGCGCGGCGTCGTCAATACCCGCGCGCTCCATCTCGGCTTCGAGGTCGGCCTCGAGGTCATCGTCAGAAGTTTCGCGACGCCGCTTTGAGCCTGCGTCAGTAGGATTGATGTCGTCATCGTCAGACGACTCCAGCAGACGCTGCGTTCCCAAACCCGAGCCGCTCGCGCCGGCTGCAATAGAGACATCCGGCAACGATTTCTCCATCGTCGGCAACAAAGTTGTGCGCGTGAACGAGACCGGGAACGCACGACGCGACAACTTCAGGATCAAGTTTTGCACGCAGCGCTATGCGCTTGATGAGGTGCACGGCAAACTCCGACAGCAACGACTCGATCGCCGAATCACACTCGGTTTTCATTTTTCGCGAGCAACAATGATTTAAAAAGCCGGCTTTAAGTCCGCCGCACCGCACCAAATGAGAAATGAGTTTGAGCGGGAAAATGCTGGTCAAATCCGAGGTTGGTCCCGTCTTCCTCGATGCATTATTCCACGGCCATTCCGGCGTCTCGGTTGTCACGACGCGCGTCTGGGCGTACGACCCAACGCCACCAATCGGGTCGTGGTGGCTGACGCCATGTCCTGCGATCGTCAAGGAGCGCTGGGTGGCCGAGTGCATCGCCGTCTCGTTCGATGATTTCGACGTCACGTGCGGCCCAAGCCTCGAGTTTCTTCGTCCTGATTTGACGTGGACGCAATCGATCCATCTTCGCGTCGGAGATGTCGTTATTGGCGCGTCAGGCACGGTGCGCGTCCAGGCCCATCGCATTCTCGACGCGCCGATGTGGTCCTACCAAATCCAGGGGGCGTGTGCGTTATTTGACGACGGACTCGTTGTCCGTCGTCAAATGAAATAATATCTCTCTCGAATATAAAATGGCGAAAGTCGTATCCACAATAACTAAACCCCATTTCGTCGCGGCCAAGCGGATTGTGGCCTACCTTATGATTTACAACTTCTTCATCTGGTTCGTTTTTTCTCTGATTTATCGTTACATTGACTTCAAAAAGCACTTTGTCGTTCCAGATACGTACAAGCGCACGTGGGACGAGAGCGTCTACTTTTCTTTCCAGGTGCAGTCGTTGACGTACGCAACGTCCAATGTACCCAAAACACAGACGGGCCGGTCGCTCGTTGCCATCCAAGGTTGTCTCGCATGGCTGCAGACGATCATTTTCTTGGCACCCTGGATCGCGGTGCGTCGGCCATTTAAAATTTAGTCGATGATCATACAGCGCGGGTACGTTTTTTTGACTTCGGTCGCGTACACGAACCCCGCCTTTCTGTAGTACGATTTTCGTTTGGCAGCTTGCGCGTACGCGACCGAGAAGTCATCTTGAAGATCAATAATAATGGGGTTCTTGGAATTCGCGCCTCTCAAAATACGGCCGGCCGCTTGCGTCACGTCAGAGCATGGCGTCGCGAGGACCAGAGCGTTGAGACGCGGATCGTCGTACCCTTCAGACGCCAGAGCGTATGTCGCGCACACGACCGGCGCCGTCTGGTGCGCCGTTGATTTCTTCGCCTTGGCGCCACCGAGAAACGCGACGGCACCGGGAATCTTGGCGGCGATATCCATGCAATGGTCGCGGCGATGCGAGAGGACGAGGACGATCCGGTCTGGATCTTCGCGCAATTTAAGGATTTGCTTGGCGATGATATTAGTGCGTTGGATATCGTCTGCCATGTCAGTAAGAACAGCGGCGAAATTGACCGTCCCGAATCGCGTTTGGGGCGGAGGGTCCGAGTAGCGCGCGCATGTGTACCGGACCATTTCGACCGTGACGTGGCGCATCTCGTCGCGTTGGGCCGCATATGCCATCGGACCGAGAAACCAGTGGATGAGTCGCGTGAGTCCATCTTTACGCGTCGGCGTCGCGGTGAGGCCGAGCGTATACGGAACGCACAGACCGCGCAAAGCCCTGCAGAACGTCTCGGCAGCTACGTGATGACCCTCGTCCAAAGTAACAAACCCAACGCCCGACCAGTCGACCGGCGCGCGGCCCGGCGAGACGAGCGTCTGGATCATTGCAATCACGATATCGCCTGACGTATCGCATATCGTTCCCTGCACGAACGAGACTTTGGCACGAGGAAGGAACTGGGCGATACGTTCGGCCCATTGCGTCCGCAGCACATCCTTGTGGACCAGAACGACCGTCTTGACGCCGAGTTCTGCAATGGCGTAACAGGCGCAGCACGTCTTGCCCTGGCCCGTTCCGAGACTGAGGACGGCGCCTCCCGTTGCGCGCAGCGACGCCATGACGGCCATCATCGCTTTGGGTTGGTCGAGGTCGGCGCGGAGCGATCCGTTGAACGGTACGTTGATCGAACGAGTCGTCCCGAAATCCTCTGCTCGAGGAAGCGCACCGAACTTTTCGGCCGCATAGAATTTCGGGACGATTATCTTGGCGTTGTGCGCCCACCATACTTGGAAATAGGTGGGATGCCCAATACCCGACCGGTCGATCGGCGCGACGAGAAGCTCGCGGCGCGCCTGTTTCGTCCGGGGATCTTCTGCATCGAAACACGCACCTTGACGCGTCAACATCTTTTATAGAATACGGTCCCGACGCCTTTAAACCTTTTTTACCCGGCTCGAGACTGATTTCTGGGACGACGCCCGCGACGACGCCCGCGACGAGGCCGCCCGCGATGACGCCGCACGCACGACCAGCGCTCTGGACTTGGAGGCCGATGCCGCTCGGCGCGACGACGCCGCACGCACGACCAGCGCTCTGGACTTGGAGGCCGATGCCGCCGCCCGCGACGACGCCGCCCGCGACGACGCCGCGCGAACGACCAGAGCCTTGGACGCAGCCGCCCGGCGAGACGAGGCCGTCCGAGACGACGCCGCTTTGGACGCCGCTGCTTTCCTGATCACGAGCGCCCGCGAGGCTGCCTTGCGCGACGAGGCCGCACGCACGACCAGAGCCTTGGACGCAGCCGCCCGAGACGAGGCCGCCCGAGACGAGGCCGCTCGAGACGACGCCGCTTTGGATGCCGCTGCTTTCCTGGACACAAGCGTCCGAGAGGCTGCCTTGCGTGACGAGGCTGCCTTGCGCGACGAGGCCGCACGCACGACCGGAGCCTTGGACGAGGCCGCCCGGCGAGACGAGGCCGCCTTTGACGCTGCCCGGCGAGACGAGGCTGCCCGGCGAGACGAGACTGCCCGGCGAGACGAGGCTGCCCGGCGAGACGAGACTGAGGCTGCCCGAGACGTCTTTTTGGATGCTACAGACTGCGTTCGCGAGGGCGGCGGCGTACGCGGCGGCGCACCGGAAAACCTGAGCGCGTTGCGGAAAAACTGGCTTGCGATCGACGACGGAGGCGTAGACGCCTGACCGATCAAAGGTATTTGAGGTGCGACGGGGGGACGTTGCACGCTCCGTTTGGCATTTGACGCGACGTACGACGGGCCGGCGGGGCCCATGGTGCCAGACGGCGGGCGAGGCGCGGACGCAGACGGCGGGCGGGGAGGCGGGCGAGGCGCGGACGCAGATGGCGGGCGAGGAGGCGGGCTGGCTGGCGCGATTTGTTGCGAGGGAGGGAGGGGACGGCCCGACGACGCGCTGCACAGCTTGCCAGGTGCGTTTGGGCATTCGCTCACGTTGGATCCGGGCGCGCTGATGCGGCGCCGGCGCGCCTCGATGAGCCGGACTTGGACCGCTGGATTGGTGCCGTGTCGCGCATCGATCATCTGGTACAGCTGTGCAAAGTTACCATGTGGAACACGCGAATTCGAGGCCATGAGGAAGAGTCTCCGCATGCTCTCCGCATACACCTGCTGCCCGGCACCTATCATCGGCATGCCGCCGCCCATACCCATGCCACCCCCTACCGGCACGGGCACCGCGACTGGTACCGGGACGCGGCTCATCCCCGAAAGACCACCGCCAAAGCTCGGCATCATCCCCGACAACCCGCCAAAGCTCGGCATCATCCCTGACAACCCGCCAAAGCCGCCGCCAAAGCTCGGCATTATCGGGCTCTGCATAACTGCAGGGCTCTGGATGACGCTGGGTATCGGGCTTTGCATGACTGCCGGGCTTTGCATAACTACTGGGCTTTGCATGACTTCCGGGCTCTGCACAATGTCGGGACTCTGGACCACGCGCCGCCGCGATCCGTAGGTATTGTCCGGGACATAATTGACGTTGTTTGGCGCGAGCGGGGCGGTTGCGACGCGACCGCTGCCCGTTCGTCGAGGAAGCGGCACGCCGACTCCAGGAGACCAATTCGGTGTCGTGGGCATGAACGGCATGTATGGCGGAGGCGCAGGTGGGAGGTCCGAGAGACTCGCCTCGATGCCTCGTGCTCCAGACGATAATCCGTATATCTCTGCATTGAGAACTTGAGCCGCGGCTATGGTTGCATACTTTTTTTTTAACGCTCGCTGCAGGTACGCATGCAGCGGCTGGAGCTGAGATGTTCGCACATAGGTCTCCAAGTCGTCTATGCCGCCGCCACGACTCATTGATTCTAAGAGAAGAAAAGAAATTTACCGTGCCCCTGGGCGAAATTACATCATTTCTTGAAAAAGGCGGTGATTTCATGCTGCTTGTTCATGACGTTTGTCTTGACGCGCTTCACCGTCTTGACGAGCGCCGACCGCGTCGTCCGCAGTTGAGTCAATACAGCGGCAATCTCTGGCGTCTCGAGAATGGCCTTGGCGGGATCGTCGACCAGCACTTCCAGAAGCGCACAGATGGGACTCATCAATTGGTTGTCGACGTAATATATGTAGTCCAGTTGAAGACCGTTCTCTTGGACGTAGCTGGGATCCTCGGCGCGCTGCGAAATGAGCCCATCAATGTTCTTGTCGACCACGAAAACATACGGAATCCTTTCGCCCGATTTGACAGGCTCGCCCGTCCGTTCCTTGATCTTGCGGGCAACGACGACGTGCGGCTGGGCGTTGGGGTTGGCGTACGAGCCGCGAAGGGCCTTGGACGTGACGAAATCGTCGATGGACTCGGCGCCTGTAATCACGCGGAGAACCGCCTTGCGCGCGGCCTCGAGTGCCTTGTCGGTCGATTTCCCATACATGATCGCTTCCAGAATCTCCGTACTGACTTTTTTGACGATGGGGGGACTGTCGCGCCGAACGACTTGCAGCCCTTTAATGTCGATATAATCCGGCGCGTCAGGTTTCGTATACATCAAGCCCGCGTATCTGGTGGGTGTGGAGAGGTTTGTGTGAGTGTAATGGCGCGAATTCGGTGCCAGAAGTCGGCGCGTACCTCTTTTTCGAGTAGAGGCAGTATGGCATGTAACATTTCTCGAACTCCAGAAGGATGCAACCGGGGAAGGTATCGGTGATTTCCTTGGCGATGCGCTCTGCAAGTGCGAAATGCGTCGGCATATCGTAGCGCAACTCGTCGGCAACCTTGAACTTGACCTGCGCGCGCATGGGGTGTATGACGATTGGTTTCTTGGGTTTGTTGCATGGGACATGTTTTGAATGGACCTACCATGACCGAGTCGGTATCGCCTACGAAAAAAAATGGGACCGAATGTGAATGGATATCCGGACAATCGCATGCGCTTTGGCGACGTACCGTACACGACCTCACTCCCTGGAACGAGCGATTCAGCCAGGGACCGCGTCTTCTCAATCATGTTGCGACCTGCGCGCGCATGGGGCGTATGACGATTGGTTCCTTGGTTTTGTGGCGTGGGACATGTTTTGATTTGACCGTACCTGTGGCAGTGACGGCCGCGGCGATGGGAACGCACGGCAAGAAGCCTCTCGATGCGCCAATGAAGCCGTAGACGCTATTGGCGCTAATCTTGTAGGCCAGCTGCCTTCCGTCGTACACTGCCGTGCCCATCGCGTCGCCCGCAGCCTTGCACTCGGCCATTTTTTTCTTCGCGTCCTTGCGCCACACGGCAAGATTCTCCAGGAGTTTTGGAACGATACCCTCGCCGACCTGCGAAAAGCGGTACTTCCCAAGCCCCGTCTCGATCTCGTAGATTTGATCCGGAGGCGGTTCAGGGCACCCGGGCAGGATGAGAGTGCTGTAGCACATATTATATGATCGGAGGATGCTGCAATGCGTGGGATGGAGGTTGAGGGATGAGGAGGCAACAAAAGTAAACAGACTTAAATGCCGGGGGATATTCTGGTATGCCACCTTGGGTACACTGCGAAAAACAAATGGGAAATGTTAGTATATATCTGATATCAAATAAGGTGTCCGGCAAGCAATATATTGGCCAAACTATAAATACCCCAGAGGAAAGATGGAAACAGCATCTCAAAAAGGCTAAAAAGAACCCCCTCGTAGGCTGCAGAGCATTATGGAGTGCTATCGCAAAGCATGGCAAAACTGCGTTTTCCCTGAGTGCCCTAGTTGTGTGCGAGAGAGACGTGGCAGACGATTATGAAAAGATGTTTATTGATATATACGGTACCAAAGTCCCCCATGGATACAATATCCTTGACGGCGGGTGCATTCGGATGACAAAAGATACACGAAGGCGCGTTTGTGAGGAAAAACCAAGGACACGTGGGTGCAACCTTCCATATCAAATTCACGAGCACAGAGTTTCAAAAAATGTCGGATACATCGTGCGTTGTGATGGGAAATACGTGAAGTGTTTCATGTCAATGAAGTACACGATGGAAGAAAAGCTGCAAGCCGCAAAAGATTGCCTTGCAGGTTTGGAAAATGACGTGTACACGGACAATTCTAGGGATAGAAAGCTGCCCAAACACGTTCAAAGATATAAATCCCACGGATACATCGTTCAAGTATACTATAATGCACGCGCATCTTCTCACACAAAGAGATTCAATGACCCAACGAAAACGAAGGAGCAGTTGCTAGAAGAAGCAACCGCATATGCAAAGATATTCCAGAAACCCATTCCAGAAACCCTTGAGTGACCCCAAACTTACGCGATGCAAAGTCGAGGCCGGAGACGACGTCGAAATGAGCCCCCTTCTTGGCCTACGAAAAAAAATGGGAACGTACGTGAATGGATATCCGGGCAATCGCGTGCGCTTTGGCGACGCACCTCCAGGACCGTCGCGCCTTCGTATTTTCCTTCAATGGTAACCGCTTTATCATCGGGCAGAACGTATCCCATCGCCCTCGCCTGTTTCAGAATCAGCGAGAAGACCTTGATCTGGTGGGTGTGGAGAGGTTTGCGTGAGTGTGATGGCGCGAATTCGGCGCGTCGGGCGGGCGTACCTGTTGTCCTCTGCTCAAGAGGAAATCGATCGGCACGCATGTCGCAATACTCATTTGCGAGAGCGTATCGTAGAGGTTGAGACGACGAAAGAGCTTGAGCGGAAGGAGAACGTCCTGGACCGCGTATCGTGCGATATCGGCCCGATCAGAAGCCGACCCGCGGAACTTCTCAAAGATTTGGTAGGCCGGAAGATCCAATTTCGTTTCACCGCCCAGAAACTTCTTGGAGACGTTGTTCAGCGAATACGAATCGAGTTTATGGTCTCGCCGCACCAATTGCATGAGATCGAGATCTAATATACCAGGCATCTTGACGAGCGTATATGTGTTTTGACCGTATGCGCCAGAATTGAGTTCCCACGTCCTCGCCTCGCCTGCGCCTTCAGGCCCTCGACCCAGCCCGGAGAGATCGACGCTCATCTCGCCGAAATCGTCCGTCAATACGCCGACGCGACCCAAAACGTACTTCCAATCGAAGCCCCACGTGTTCCATCCGACCATGATATCGACATGCTCATGTTCGAGAACCTTGACCCATTCCGTGAAGAGATCCTTCTCCGTCGCGACAGAAACGATTTCGACGCCATCGACAGTGTCCGTGTCATGGAGACATACGACGACGGTGCGGTACGGCTCTGACGCGTCGAGTTTCTGGAAAGCACACGCCACTTGAATAATGGAATTCTCCTGGATCTCAGGCGTCGGGAAGTTTCCGTTGTGCGAATACACCTCCAGGTCCCAGGAACACAACACAAGAGGCGGTATATCCGTCCGATCGCATGGATGAATATCCGTGAACTTGACGTGCAGCTCCATATCGCTTCGTGGGAAGGCCGCGTCAAGAACCGGCGTCGAGCGTGCGACATTGACCCACCCAGTCGGCGCGATATTTCGCACGTGGCACAGTCGAATGACGGGGTCGACACTGCCTTCGTATGTACTCATCGTTTTCGAGAGACGCGACCGTGCGATCTTCTGGGCCCGGAGCGTATCGAAGGCCAATTGCACGAAATTTTCCGGCGATGTCGAGTAGCCCCACGCATCCTTTCTCGTGACCGGCAACGAGTACATTTCGTTCGTGTTGTAGTCGCGGAGACAGTCGCATAAAAACAGCTTTTGTTTTGCGGGACTCCAGCCGGGCGTCTTGACAAAAAAATAGTTGTAGAAATTTATGCGCAAGACGACCGATTTGCCTTTGGTGGTTTTGCCAAACGCTCTGATTTCGAAATGGTCGCCCACCTCGGACTCGACATCGCACGATGCCCACTCGACAATATAGACGTCCATTTTTGGTTTTTGGCTTACATGAGCCGTCCTTAAGTGTAAATCCAGTAGGAAAAAAAACGATACCTACTGTAATATGTCCTTTCTCAGCGTGCCTCACCCCTCACCCAGCCTCAGCGCGACAGATATTATGTTTAATGTCGGCCACGTCCAGGCCAACGTCGCGGTTCTTGCGTCATACGTGATTGCCGGCATGCTTGCCCTGGAAGGCTTTGCTTCGCTCCTGGACACGCGTCAGCCTCAATCTGATGGGTTCGTCGACCTCGTCGTATCTATTCTTCTGGGCCAATTCATCATGATGATGTTTGCGTTCCACGCCTCGCAGATCGACGCTTTTGACGGCTACGCGATTGTCATAGGCGGCTTTACAATCGCACATGGCATTCACGGGATGATTCGCGCGTACAAAAAACGCTAGAAATCGCCGTCGGTTCCGAATACCTGCTCGCTGGCGTCCGCCATCACGCCGGCGCGCGCGTAATTGCTCTCGAGCCGCTCGAAGAAATTCGATTTGCCCGTTAATCCAATCAATTCCATCCATGGGAACGGATTGGCTTTATTGTAGATTTTCGCGTACCCCAAATCCGTCATGGCCCGATCAGCGCAAAACTTGATGTAGTCGCACATCATATCTGCATTCATACCGATGAGCCGGACGGGAATGGCGTCGATGACGAACTCCAGCTCCGTCTCGACGGCTTCCTGAACAATGCTCCGGACGGCCTCGAAAGATAATGGATGCTTGAGATGGCTGTAGAGCTGGATACCGTAAGAATAATGTAAAGCCTCGTCTCGACTAATGAATTCGTTGGCGAGAGCGAGACCTGGCATGACACCGCGCCGCTTCAACCAATAAATCGCGCAGAAACTGCCGCTAAAGAGAAGTCCCTCGACGCAGATGAATGCGACGAGCCGCTCCGCAAAGCGTTTCGTCGGATCCAGGTACTTCTGAGCCCATGCGGCTTTCTTGCGGACGGGCGCCATCGTCTCGATCGCCTGGAAAAGAACGCGCGCCTCGTCGGGGCTCGCGAGCGCATCAATTAGTAGACTGTATTGCTCGGAATGGACGGCTTCCATTAAGATTTGCGATGCGTAATATTGCCGAGCCTCCGGGACGGTCACTTCAGTTGAAAAGCGCGCTGCAAGGTTTTCCATCACGATGCCGTCAGACCCAGCGAAGAACGCGAGGACATGCTTGATGAAATAGCGCTCGTCATCTGAAAGTTTCGCCCAATCGTCGATGTCGTCGGCCAGACTGATTTCCGATGGCGTCCAGAACGCAGCCAATGATTTCTGGTAGTATTCGTAGAGGTCGGGGTACTGGATCGGGAAAAGCGTGAATCGATGTACGTTTTCGGCGAGAATCGGCTCGTCGATCGCGTCTGTCAACGCATCGTATCCGCCAATGATCGTCCAACCGTTTTTGGTATCGTTCCGGAGGATGAGCGGGAACGTCTTGGTCGATGGCGTCCGGATACGTTTCTCAGCCAGTGCGGTATCGACATCATCCCACGAATCGCAATTCCATATCTCGTATGGCGTATTTGTCTCGTTCAGGAGTTCGACGGCCTTGTGACACCAAATACACCCGTTTTTAGTAAAAACGCCGTACTTGGAATCCATCCTAGGCTATGGGTGGATTATTATTTCTGGTCACTGGCCGACCGCCCACGTCCTTAAGCCTTACATGCCGTGACTGAGGAGTGAATCGACCGTTTTTTCCACATCGCGGTGCACGACAAACGAATCGGCGTGGATTTCTATCATTCTGCTAAATGTCGCAGGGCCACGGCGCTCGAGCGAGACTTTGCGGTTCTTGTTGGAACGAGCGGCGCGGTCATCGCCCAACGTCGCCGTCTCGATACCACCGACAATATCGCACATCGCCGGATTTTTGAGAATACTCTCCAAACCATTTCCGTGAACTGTAGCGATAATACGTACGCCGCGCTCGGCAATCGTGCGGCACGCCAGCGCATCCTCGGCGCCTCCAAGCTCATCGATAATAACGATGTGCGGCGCGTGGTTCCGGACTGCTTCTAGCATGATATCAGCTTGATTTTTCGATGGCGGGACGCGCATGCGACGCGATTCGCCAAGACACGCGTGCGGGACTGTGCCATCGCCGCCAATCTCGCCGGACGAGTCGACGACGATAACTCGGTTCGTTTCCGAGAGGATACGCGCGGCTTCGCGAAGCATCGTCGTCTTGCCAGATCCCGGCGGGCCGACAATGAGGAGCGAGTCTGTATCGAGAATCTCGTATAAAATCGACCGGCCCTGGTCGCACAGTGCATCCCCGTTTCCGGGCCGGATCGTCAACCCAACAAACGCGCCGTGCATATCGCGAATGCCACTCACGCGATGCAGAGACCCTTCGATGATCGCGCGATTTGTGGATGTATCGAACGTCAATTTTGACGCGGCAGTGGCGATATCGGAACGTTCGAGCGGGACGTCGCCGAGCGTTTCGCGACTTCCATCGGCGTACCACGCCACGGGCACTTTGCCGACATCCATCGTCACATCCACCAACTTCTCGAATGTCGATGGGACCGTGACGCATTCAGGCAGAATGTCCAGGAGACGCCGATGAGAATCGGTTTTGTCGGGCGACGTTCCGAACGCATGCCGAGGGACGGAACGCGATTTGACGTAGTTGGTATCGCGCTGAACGAGTTTACGCGCCGACCCCGCCACCGACCGGAACATCACCGCCCGGATCATCGCTCGGATCATTTTGACCCTACTTTACACGAAGAACTGGCGGCCTTAAGTGACTTCAACTTCGTTTCGGTCAGCCATTTTTTTCTTATTGTATCACATGCGTCTCGAAGAGTTTGTCCGCCAAAAGCTTTCAACGTCATGGGGCGAATACGAAGGCGAATACGAAGGGATCGATTTGCATTTCCGGGGGGGGGGTGGATGGGGCAAGATGCTCCGCGTCATTGTCAGCGAGGCGGTTTACGGCACCCCTTCTCAGTTCTTCGACGACGCCGCAGACGATTCGACGCGCACGGTTCAGGGTCTCGTGTACAAGGATCCCTCGTCATACGAATACGAGACGATCTTCCAAACACGAGTCGCTGCGAGCGATATCAAGGCAATTATGGCGGCAATTCGGGCCGCGCAAGCCGCCTTCAAACGCGCGACGAAGATCAGTCCCTTGACGCCCCTCTCACTGATGCCCCCGACGTACGCCCCCCCCGACGATGCGCCCGAGTTCCGACACTTTCTCGCAATGCGCGTAAAACGCGAGCTCGAGCGGCGAGTCAAGGATCGCGTCATGACGACGGCCGGCGCCGCGCTGAGTCGGTCTGGGCTGCCCCGAAACGTCCGCGAGCTCGTGCTCCGTAAAGTTTGATTACAAAATCATTCGAAAGAGCTTCGTTGCGGCATGCGATTCGTCCGGCGAGATGCCATGACCGTCAAAGCGTTGCGTTGAATTTTGACGCGTTCGCCAGTCCGGAGCCTGACCGTGAGCCACCCGCCAATGCCCGTTTCGGGGACGTCACATACTGTCGCGACGCAATTCAGGAGCGTCCACGCTGTCCGGTAATTTCCGGTGATTCGAACGACCGTTTTGACAGGAATAAAATCCATTTTTTGTTTTAATTTTTATGTGATAATTTCCGGATTTACTCCTCCATATCGTCCTGCTGCTGCGTGGCACGCTGGATCGCATTGTTGACGCAGTTGCGGAGGTGCACCTCGAGCTCGTCGTCCGGCTCCCAGTCGTCCCAGCTCGAGACGGCAAGACGAGCCTCGGTGCACGTGGAGCATACGCATACGCCATCGACGACATTCTTCGTCTCGAGCGCCGCGCGCCGCTCCTCCGAGAACGACGCTTCCGACCCTGACGATTCATCAGATCCGTCGTCCGTCTCGTACTCCGATTCCGGGGCGAAGATGTCACACTGAGCCGAATCGATCTCGGCGCCCAGCACGGCTTCGTCAACTGTCGTGAAGAGAAACATAGCCTGGTGCTTCAATCCAGCATTCACGTCATCGCGCGTGACCTCATCGCGCGAATCGTGAATGGCAATGCGCGACGCCATGGCCCCGGCGCGCCACGTCATAACGGCCGCCGTCGCCACCATCCTCTGCAGAATCTGTTCGACGGCATGCGGTCGGGCCTCGGGGGTCCCGGGCATGCCGAGACCCGACCGCAGAGGTGGGAGATCCCTCGGGTCCATGGCGATGTCCAGGCCAAGACGTCAGCCCCTTTAAAGACGTTCTACTCGACCCAGAAAACGCCATGGAGCTCGAACAGACCGAGGCTGCGGCCTTTCGCCTGGACGTCGTCACCAGCGTTGCGCTCAGCTGCCTCTTAACGATGGATTTCGTCCCGGCCTCTCGCCCTCCGCCAATCAGCGAGATGGTCGGTCACGAATTGCCTCGCGTCCTTGAGACTGTGGCGCGGACGCAACGTCTCGGAGGCGTCGAGATCGAACTCCGACGTGCCGTTTGCGACGATCCCGCCCGGCTTCTTGACGACGTCGTGCGTGCTATTGGCGATTTCCCCAAAGCGCGCGATGCCGTGATCCAGCAAGGACACGTGGACTCTGTTTTTTCGGCCTTGCGGTACACGGGCAAACCGCCGACGGCAACGGAGAGACGTATTGAGGATATGACTCGCCGCGTCGCTGCCGCATTACGCGTGGACATTCCCGAGATGTTTGATGCACGTATCGGGGATGCCTATGATGCGACGTACAGAAGCATCACGAAAGTTTAAGAAAGTTTAGTGAGGTGCCTTAAAGGCTGATGCAATTATGCCGCATTTAAAATACTTTAGGCCGTTTTTTCGGGTGCCACTGGATTGGTTTCTACTTCCGCATTTTCGTCAATTGCTCCAGAGTAGACGAACGACCGGACGGACGTGACCTGGGGACGGTACTCGTACGTGATCGTCCTGCCTCCACGAACAATCTCCTTGGGCTCGATCTTGGCGCGCGTGCCCTTGAATTCACGGACTTCCCGCGTGCCCGTCTGGCGCAAAAGGATCGTCTCGTGCGATCGCGTGGCCGCCTTGAGAGCCGCATACCGCCAATCCGTGCTGACAAAACGCCCGAGAGCCGCCATCGTTTTGGGATCGTGCAGCATGAACGTGCGTGTCTTGTTCTTGGTCTTGTTCGTGGCCGGGGCAGCAGCAGGGGCAGTGTCAACGATCTGGGTGGAAGCCATTGTGTTTACCTCATACATTAATCGTGACCTTTGAACGCAGGATATCGAGAATTGGGTGCTGGATACCGGAAAAAGCTTCAAATCCATGCTCCGCTCCTTTGAAGCCACAAACGAGGGTCTCAACGTCTTGATTCCCCTCAAGTGCAGTATATCGACGATGACGATCTGCGGCAAGCTCAGCTCGACCATCCGCATCGCCGATATTGCCAAGCGTTTCATCATGGACGATATTCTGGAGTCGCATGGTCTTGCGCTGCCCGTGAGGTCTGATAAGAAGAAGAAACCGGCATCGTTCTTCAACCAGCTGACACTCAAGTCGGGAACGACATCACTCAAGCTCTTTACGAATGGCGCTGTTCAATGCACCGGCGCCAAATCTCCAATCCATTTCCTGGATGTGGTTGATCGCGTCTGCTCGGCGCTGGGTGCAATGCAGGAAATGGATCCGCCAGTGCTCGAGAGCGCGACCATCTCCATGATCAACGCCATCTTTTCCGCTGGGCGCGACCTCCCGATGCGCGTTCTTCGGCTGGCCCTGGAGGCGGATGGGCACCGCGCGAGCTACGACCCCGACTCCTACCCCGGCATCAACGCCAAGGTGTGCACGAGCGGCGCCGACGGCCGCGACGTGACAGTCATGATATTTTCAACTGGATCGGTGATCTTGAGCGGCGCCAAGTGCCCTGAACATGTATCTGAAGCGTACGGCATCGTGTGCAAGATCATTGATGCTCTTCCCGCGACAAAATCCCCGCTCAACAAGAAGTGCAAGCAGTCCTTTTCCAAGGAGCAGGTCGACTCGTATAACATCATCGGAGGGTACCCGGCCCGCGTCGCGCATCTCTGCATTGGATCATAAACCCATAAACGAGCGCCAATTTTTTCTCTGTCCAATGTACAATGCCATCCCTCCAGCCAGTGTCTGACCCTCGTTTCTTCACGGATTTCGTGAGTTCATCCATTGCCCATGCCTCACGGAATGTCCATGTAAAAAAATGATTTACAACTCGCCCCACGCGCACAACATCTTGACGAGCGAGAGCGCCCGCGCCTGGAGACGCGATACCGGCGATAAGGCGTCCCACGAGACGTCCGGGACAGTTTTTGGGTACGCTTTGACGAAACAGGGCCGGTGAAAGGACGCGAGCGTTTTATTCATGCACGGGTATTTTTTCCACTGGAAAATGGCGTCGTGCTGGTTGGAGTGTGGCGTTGACGTTGACGCTTCGAGTGCCGCGGGCGTGTATGCGTTATCTGCGCCTCCGAATGCCGAGCGGACATTCCACGTCCCATACATTTCGAGGCCCTCGGCGCGACACCCAGATGTCGTGCCGAGAGCGAGGTATTGCGGCGTGCCATATGACGCGCCATGAAGAACGTAGACGATGACGTGACCATCGCCCCACGTCGTCCTCAGCGTATTTGCGTGATTTTTTGATTTCGCCGTGTATCGCGCCTCGAGCGTTGTCGTCGTCCGGAGCGACTCGCATATGGTTTGGACAGGGACGTCTGGCCCGACGCCCATCTCGACGCGCAACTGTTCAATCTCGACGACATGCATGACGACTTTTTTCGATCCACGCGTCCGTTTTTTTACCTTTTCGACAATCTCGCGTTTTTTTTCAACGTAGGGGGGGTGTGGGACGAACGCGTGGAGTCGTGAGGCTGCATCGTACGCTAATATCATTTCATTTCCCAGCTAATAGCCTTTTTTATCTGTTTCGCGCAGTCGGTCAGCGAGAAGCACTCGTCCTTGAGGAGCGCCTGGAATTGCCCAGCACGTGCTTTGCCATTTGCCATTGGAACGTTGAATTCGTTCGTCCCTGCAACTTTGGATTTCCACTCCAGGTACGCCTTGAGCGTCTTCGTCTCGTCGCCGTGGACTGCGAGCTTGATCAAATTCGAACACCCGCCAAATTTCGATTCGTTACCCTGGTTCAACGATGTATCTATGACGGCCGCGAGCGCGAGCGCTGACGGTTTCGCGACGCCCACTTTTTTCCAGGCTTTGGCGGTATGGTAGATATATGCGCCATCGTCGGATGACGAGACGAGCTGTTGCCATTGCGCGGTGATCCAGCGCGGGTCGCCGGCAATCGAGTGAACTTTTTTGATCAGTTTCTCACACTTTTCTTTCGATTTAGTGCATCCGGCAACAAACGGCATGAGGTCGTCGCCTCCGAGCGTGCGGTACAGCTTGAAGAGTTCCGGCGCATCACCGCCACCGTCCTTGCCGTCGCATGCCGTCGTCCAGCCAACGAGCCCGATCGTCACGCCGCGCTCGTGTTGATCGTACGAGAGGGCGCTGGCGTACCCAAACAACGACCCTTTGCTGCCTTCGATCTCGAACGTCCCTTTCAGGTCGCTATTGTCTTGTTCTGCTTTGGAAATAAGAAGCCAGATATTGGCCCATGCTTCCTTGTCGCCTAAACCCGTCGCTTTCTCGAGAATGTCTAAGACTTGGGGCGTCAGCGCCTCGTCGACGGTGACGTGCGGGAGGTCGGAAGGCATGGGTGGGATACTCTCCCATGAGTTATTATTTCTCATGCCATCCCATCCCATGCCTTCCCGCCCCCAGAACCCCCCAAATAAGAAGAAACCTGAGCCGAAACCCCCGGCCAAACCCCCGGCCAAGCCCCCGGCCAAGCCCCCGGCCAAGCCCCCG